TGTTATTTTTCTTTTTCCACCTAGTGAAAGTGGCACCAGAAATACCATACTTTTCCATTATCTCTAGTGGTGTGTGATTTTTCCACCAGTCTTTTTGTTGATCATCTAAAAGCACAATTTCCTCCAATATATAGGATTATTTATACTTTTTTGATTTTCCACCTCAAATTACGAAATACAATCATGCAATCTCCATGTTAGCGGCCTCAGTATATAAGGTACGCATCAACACTTTCATTTTATCTTTATCCAAATCTGTCTCCACAGCATCAACATACGAATCCAATAAGGACGGTGTATCTTCAACTGTAATGCCATCGTCCTCGACATTCTCGCCAAGGAACTCGGTAAACGTTTCGGCAATCTTAAGTTCATGAGTATCAACGTCTTGAAGACGGTCAATGAACTTATCAAACGCATAAGGGTCAGTCTTCTTAACGACGACTACCTTTACGAACTTGTTCTTAAACTGCTCTACATCGATACTATTATAATCCATTTTCTCGTCATTGTAAACAACTTTTTGGAAGATCGTCAGAGGATTACGAACAGGAGTTAGTTCGTGAGTCTCAGTATCGAATACGTGGAAGTACTTAGGATCATCGGCGTCTGCCCAGGTGAATTCCATCTGTGAACCAAGATAGTGTACATTACCTTGAGCCGACTTAGTGTGGAAGTGTCCTGACCATACTTGTTCAAAACGAGAGAATACATCAGCTTCCATACCATGAGTGTTCTTAACACCTTTCATCATATCAAAGCCATTCAACTCAAGGTGAGCACCAACGATAGATGCTTTACAGTTCTTGAGGAACTTCATTGTATCAGCATAGTTCTGATTGTTAATCCAAGGAACAACGGCGATCTTAGTGCCATCATAATCCATCACACGTGGTTCCATAATGATATTAACGTTAGCAGTATAGTAACCCAACAGTTCTTTCAACGAACACAGTTCATTGGTATTCTTATAGAACACGTCATGGTTACCACAAATAATGTCCATGTGCATACCACGGTTGCGTAACGGCTCAAGAAACATCTTACGGTTCGCATTAAGCGCCTTAAAGTTGATATACTTCCTATGCTCGTAGTAGTCTCCTAAATGTATTATTTGTTTAATACCATGTTCTTTACAATATGGAAAAAACACCTCTTCATAGAACTCCCTTTGATACTCGATAAAGACATCAGAGCTGTTCCTAACGCCGCAATGTGTGTCGGAGATTATAGCTATCTTCATAATTTATTTCCTTTTACAGTTATCAAAGTGCCACCTCTTCATAGAATTACCTTTTGCTGATTTACCACAATGTGGACATGTCAGAAGACGAACACTTTCTGACATTTTCCTTCGAGTTTCGGCTGACTTTGGTACGCCTTTGCCATTACCCTTCAACTTATTTGACATCTTTTCCTTAGACTCGTCAGAATGCTTTTTACCATACATTGGGTTATTTTCACCAGAGACGTCGTGATGATTTTCACTAATTTTTCTCTTAGTCTCTTCGGAATGATTTTTACCATACATTGGATGCATTTCTCCCTTTAGTACTGTAGTGTCGATTATTCCGTCTATAGAATCTAGCTTTCGCTTAAGCCTTTGTAGTATTGCAGTGCAAGCATACCAATCACCCTGACTAGCGTGAATATTATAATGATCAATTATAGAAACACATTTTAAATTCTCGATTCTATTATCATTATGATCGCCGTTGATGTGATGGATTTCATATGTTATACCAAACTCATCAACCGGTATATCTCCATATTGCTCGTGCCATATTTTGCGGTGAATTTTATTCAGGGATGTTGTCATTATCAGCTCCTTAATCATGAACTTTATTTTATTTATATAAAAGAGTTCACGATTAAAGTATTACTTTAGTATATTAGCCTCCAAAGAACATTTCAAGACCTTCAGGATCTCGCTTCTGTTCTTCTTTATCTTTCTTTTCAAATTCTTTTAGCATACGGTCCTGATCGTGAACTCGCTCAATACGAGAACGCAAATCATCAACGAATGTGTGGTCAGTTACATCGTACTCAGAATCAGATATGGCAATGAAGTCTTCGTATCCACCTTTCTTAATGAACTTAAACTTGATGTCCTGCTGTTTCTTTTCCTTAGTAATACGGCGAATGAAAGCGTACCAACTAATCTGTGTAAAGTAAGCAAATGCATTAGGTTTGTTTGTACGAGTAGCCTTTTCAATATCGTAGTTCTCAATGGCCTTCAAACAATTCTCAACTGCATCCATAACCATCTCTTCACGATAAGTATAGCGAATAAAGTTAGATTTATATGACAAGCCTTCGGCAATCCGTAAGAAACAAGTAGCAATGTAATCAGTAATTACTGGACGTGGTTCGCCCTTTTCCTTTGCTTCATTAGCTGCGATAACATACTCGTTGACTGCATTTGAGAAGTCACGATTGTTAACGTAATGTGGCTTTTCCTTAGGTTTAAGTTTTGGTTGTTCTTCTGACATAGTGGCACCTTTTCATATTATATTGATCTATTATATCAAAAGTTAGGACAAATGTAAATAGTTATATGTAAAAAATATTTTGAAATTTATGCATTTACCTATTTACATATCCACGAATGTGTGATATAATAGATATGTTATCTGGGGAGGGTAGATATATGGTCAATGGACGGTGGTATCGATATCGTCGTCATCAGGCCAATCGAGTACTTCCTCGGTTTTCTCGAGAGCGCTCTCTGCGTATAGTTTAATAATGGTACGAAGGTAATTAGATTTCGTATGTTCGTTCACGGTAGATTGTGATACAATGTTTACGCGGTTAATCATAGTAACGTGATCCTCGGCCAATGGTGACCATTCTTCAAATGCGTACGTATAGGAATTCGTCCTATCGTCTAAATATTTATTCAGCAATAATCCGCCCTCTACAACGATGTACCCTTCCGATACATTGTTCCTAGCTACAAGGGCAACAACGTCATCGCCATTTGTTAGCTTGAAGTTCATAATGTTTAGATCTTTTGCTTCGTCGGCGATTACGTCTTTAATCATTGTATAAGTTTACCTCGTAAATGTTATATTTAAATTTCTCCTTGGCGTAGATCTTAATCCTTTCGCCAGCATGGTTCAGTGTATAGTTCTTCTTACTCTTCCAATGTAAGTCATCTGCTATATCAAACAGAGTTGCATCCTTGCCGTCATCTGACTTACGAAGTGTACGTCCGATTGACTGTAGTACCTTTATCTGAGATTTGCTAGGAGAAGCAAAAATGACATTATGAAGATTCCGTATGTTAACGCCAGTAGAGAATACACCAAGAGATGCCACAATGATTGCGTCTTTCTCTTTTTCCGTAATTCGTCTAACTTCCTCTCGAGTGTCAACATCCGTAGCTCCTGATACAAAAAATATTTTACGGCGCCTATGCGCTTTATCACTAATCATTTTATGTAATGGCTTACCATGCTTTTCAACAAAGTTGAATAACACAAGTGTATTACCTTCTTGGTCTAATGCCAAGTTAGCAATAAACTTATTACGCTTTTCGTTAGTAACGATGAAGTCGACTTCCTTCTGATAGTCCATCTTAATAACTTCACGACATTGATCTTCCCTATATTTAAGCAGAAGAACATTAATGTCAAGGTCTGATAATGCTCCGCTATCCATCAAATCCTTGGTTGTGGTAACCTTATATGATGGACCGAAGTGACCTTCCAATACTAACTTATGTACCTGAGAACCATCGAGCGTGCCTGTGGTGCCGAAACGATATTCCGCTTCTTTACACTTACTCATGATAGTGGTTAGTGACTTGGCTTTAAAGTTATGCGCCTCATCTCCTATTACCATACCATATTGCTCGAACCATGTCGTCTGCAGTTTATAAATTGACTGCCATGTCGACACTACGATTCTCTCATCCTTTGCGATTTTAGGCTGTCCGCCATAAATGCAATGGACCATATTTCCCGCGTCAAAAGTATCATCGTGTTCGCTATAATCCGCAAAGTCTGTATACATTTGCTTCACCAACGAGGTGGTGGGAACTATTATAAGGATCTTCTTGTTATAGTTCTCCAGATAATAGCGAATCAACGAGTAAATAATAAAAGATTTACCCGACGCGGTCGGACTTATCAATAATGCTCTTTTGTTAGATAGTCCATGATGGACTGCATTGAGCTGATAGTCACGGTGCTCTATAGGTTCACCCCGAGAGGTAAACGTATAATCTTCTAGGTACGACAGATCAACATCCATTGATCCATCAGGTACGCCATAGTAATTATCTATACCGACTTCTACGTTATAATCACGAACGCCGGCGAATTCATGAAGGTACTTGTAGAGACCACCTGGGAGTTCGCGATCTCGACTATTAAATAAGCGTATCTTACCATCCCACATCTTATTCTTATATGCAGGCGTAAACTGGTATCCTTCGGCATAGAAGCAGAAAAAGTCAGTCAACTCGTTTAAGATACTAGGTTCAGCATCAATATGAAGAAACGCGTGGTTCTTCTTGTGAACCTTAATTGTGTCCATTCATTATACTCCAGACGTGAATCGTCTCCAATCAATAGCATTCTTAATGGACTGATGTCGCCACTTGATGTTGTTGATAATCTCTTCAAGAGTTTCAACCGTGATCTTAACATCATCGATATCTTGCTTTGCTGCAATGATATGTTCGTCGGCTTCATAGAAACGATCCATGTCGCCTTTCAGAATCTTAAGACCGTCAAGTGGATCATACGACCAACCGAGGCTATCCATTTCGTCCTTTGTCATTTTACCATTATACCAAAGGAACTTCTGTTTAAGCAAAATGTTAAACTTAGCTTCTTTACGCTTCAATAGCATACGATGTGCTGATAGAATCTCAAGATACTTTGAATGCAACTTTGCCGACTCAATAGATGCTTCATCGAGATGGTTCTCATTGATAACCGCATCTTTCTTCCACATTTCCAAAATCTTTTCTAACGATAGCATAATATAATCCTTGTTGTGTCTAATTATATATTAGACGAATTTGTAGTACGAATACTCAAAAGTCACGGTAGCAGTCATGTATTCAACATCTGCAATGTCGGCCTCAAACGGTACTGAGGACAACGAAGTAGGGAAAGCATCAACGAAAGTAATTTCCTTCGTCTTGTTGTTATGTGATGTATTGATGATAAGAGTAATATCACGACGCTTTTGGTCCGCAGCGCCTTTATCTTTCTGAGATGATTGAGCAATAATCCAATCGTGGACTTCTTTATAGTTATCCAAATCTTCATCAATAAGAAAGGTCATTTCAAGAGGTGAATAGTATAATGTATCACCTGAGAAACCAAGGGTACGCATCGGACCTGGAGTCATAGCAGCACCTAGAGTCATATCCGGAATAGCAACCTTCTGAACCAATAATTGAAGGTTCTTGAAGCCCTGGTTATCAATAACCAATTGGAAATTGTTTGGAGACAAAAAGTTAATATCACGTCGGTCTACACTGACGCGCTCAATAACTTCAGCATCGTTATTATATGGGGTACTATTAGTCGCCATGTTTCACCTCTATAGTTTATACCATTATTTATACGGTTTTTAAAGTGCATAAAAAAAGGAGGCCTTTCGACCTCCTTTAAATGTTAGGCGGTTAACCTAACGGTTCCCAAGGTAGTGGGATTATGCTGCATCAAGGATGTTGTCAACCTTGAAGATACGGTAGTACTCGTTGTTACGAGTATTAGCAGAAAGCGCACCAGTGAATGGGTTAGCAATCATACCGTAACGAGTCTTGAAGCCGATCTTAGGCTGGAAAGTATTCTCGCCAACCGCACGAACCATAGTTAGTGGTACGTATGGGCAGTAGAACATACCAGCATCGTATGCGTTAGAACCTTTGTAACCAACAGTAACGTAGTTAACAGTTGCATAAGGATCCAAGTAAACTTTCATACCACCAGCAAGAGTACCAACCAAAGTAGCACCAGTTACGTCAGACTGAACGCCTGCGTTACCTGCCAATGCAGGAGTGTAGTCAAGCATACCAGAAGCAGAAAGAGCAGCTGCAACGTCAGCAGAAACAAGGATAAAGTTACCTTTACCGCGACGAGTCTGTTGAGCGATTACGTTAGCTTCACGCTGAATGTGAACCAATAGACCTTTGTACTTCTCTACAGACCAACGGCCATCAGCGTCAGCTGACAAGTCGAAAGTACCAGAAGTTGCAATTTCAGATTGCTGTGCACCAAGGATAGCGCGAGAGTTGATAGTACGAACTACTTCACGGTTGATTTCTGCAAGAATTTCGCCAGACAGAATGTTAGCCAACTCAGACTCAGCATCCAAACCGTGGATAGCTTTAAGGTCTTGAGCAAGTTCCATTGTGTACTCTGCTTTCAAAGCGCGAGTCTTAGCTTCAACAGAAGTTTTCTCGATGCTGAAAGACATTTCGTTGAAGTCACCAGCAGGTGAACCTGAACCCAATGCTTCACCATCAGATGTTGACATACCAGTACCTGGGAAGTAGTCGCCTACGTCAGGAGTACCGTCAGTGTCAGCTGCGAAAGGATCAGAAGAAGCAGTTGCAGACTGAGCTTCACCAGAGAATGCAGTGTTAGCTTCGTCGAACATTGCTTCAGTACCGTTCTGAGCACCGTAGCGAGATTTCATCGCGAACACAAGACCAGTAGGACCAGTCATAGGCTGTACACCACACAGATCGTAAGCGATCAAGTTAGGCATAGCGCGACGAACCAATGAGATCAAGATAGGATCCCAGTTGTTGATACCAGAACCAGTCTGGTTAGCAGGAGCTGCTTCGCTCAAGTATTGAGCTTGGCCACGCTCTTCAGAAAGAGCACGCTCTGTGTTTTCAAGCAATACTGCAGTTACAGCAGCGCGGTGGCTGTCAGCAAACGCAGGAGCTTCAGGAGCATCCATTACTGGAGCCCATTTTTCCATAAGTTGTTCAGATTTGAAAGACATTTTTAATTCTCCAATTGATTAGTGAGATTTGCGTAATGCGTCAAGGTA